ATGCCTATCACCTATCAGTTCATTATCGGCGGACTGGCTCTCGCCTGCGCCGCGGTTCTGTTCTTCGCACTCCGGGCCTCTCGCGCCGCCTATGCCAACGGCTACAACTCCGGCCACGACGATGCATCCAGAGCCTGTGAACTCCGCATCGAAGACCAGCAGGTCCACATTCGAGCGCTCCAGGCCGACCTGGGCGCGATGCAAGCGAAACACATCAACGATCGTGCCGCACTGCTTCTGCAGGCCGACCAGGTACTGGACAGGAACAACGCCCGCAACCAGTACGCTCAGTTTCAGCCAGACGACGTAGACACCCTCACCACCTCCGCGAAGCTCCTTCGATTGGCCGGAGACGTGTTCGCCCGCCTGCACGCTAACGACAAGGCTGAAGCGGCCCACGCCGCGCAGGAAGCAATACGTGCGCTGCTCCGGCGCATCCCGGCCGCACTCGCCGCTGAAGTGCCCCCGCCTCTTGATACGAAGCTGTTTGACTTCCTCGAGCAGCATGCAACCGGCTCCGCGGACTTCGGCACCTTCACCTTGAGCTTCGAGGTCGGCGACACCTTCCGGGGCACCAGGACGATCCGCGAGGCCGTCACCTACGCCTTGGTCAAGGCCGAGGAGTCCGAAATACCTCTGGCCAACCTGCTGCCCGCCAAGTCGACAGACGGACTCTCCGCCTGGGAGGCGGTTGACCTCGACTACACCGGCGACACCGCGCCGATGTGCATGTGAGGTGACCCATGACGTGGATAATCACCTACACCGGCAGCCGCTTCGACCTGATCCAGCCTGACCCGGCAAGCATTCATCCGACCGACATTGCCCACGCTCTCGCCCAGCAATGCCGCTTCAACGGGCACTGCGCGCCGCACTACAGCGTGGCGCAACACAGCTACTTCGTTGCCGACTTGGTTCCCGAAGAACACCAGTTGGCCGCGCTCCTACACGACGCCACAGAGGCCTACATCGGCGACATGGTTCGACCGCTCAAGGATCTGCTACCAGAGTTCCGGCAGATCGAGGCCGTCATCTGGTCAGCCATCTGTGAGCGCTTCGACCTCGACGAGCAACTGCCAGCAGAGGTGAAGCGCGCGGACCTGATTGCGCTCGCCACTGAACGACGCGATCTGATGCCCTTCCATCAGGATGAATGGGGTTGCCTCGAAGGCATCGAGCCCCATCAAGCGCCAATCAGCCCCTGGTCCGCAGCTGACGCGCGATACCACTTCCACCGGCGCCTGCTAGAGCTTCTCGCGGTTACCCATCGCAAGGGGGTGACGGCATGAGCGCAGCTCTGAAAAAGCAAGTTTTTGATTTCAAGACGCAGTATGGCCTGGCCCTGGACGATACCGACGACGCGATCATCGTCGACCTGTTCGCCGGCGGCGGCGGTGCCAGCACCGGGCTGGAAATGGGTCTGGGCCGCAAGGTCGACCTGGCAATCAACCACAACCCGGCCGCAATCAGCATGCACATGGCCAACCATCCCCACGCCGAGCACTACCAGACCGACGTATGGGGCGTGGATCCCCTCGAAAGCACCGGCGGCAAGATCGTTGCCTGGCTGCACGCTTCGCCTGACTGCCGGCACCACAGCCAAGCAGCCGGTGGCCAGCCGCGCAAAAAGGAGATCCGCGACTTGTCGTGGGTCGTGCCGAAGTGGGCCGGCAAGCTGCGTCGTCACGGGAAAGGCCCGTGGGTCATCAGCCTCGAGAACGTGAAGCAAATACTCCAGTGGGGGCCGCTGATCGCGAAGCGCGACAAAGCCACGGGCCGCGTGGTGAAGCTCGACGGCACCGTTGCACAGCCCGGCGAGCGCGTGCCGCGCGACGAGCAATTCCTTGTGCCGGACACCGGTGCCCTTACCGGAAGCAGCGCCAGGCGCTGGAAACGCCGCTGCAAGTTCGCGCGCCACGGACAACCGAAGGGCCGCAGCTGGGCGCACTTCTGCGAAGTGCTGCGCGGCCTGGGCTACACCCTGGAATACTGGATCGAGCGCAACTGCGACTATGGCGACCCGACCAGCCGCCAGCGGCTGTACATGGTGGCCGTCGCCGACGGTTACGAGCCTGCGGCGCCAGTGAAGACGCACGCCGCAACGCCGGCCAAGGGCATGAAACCGTACCGCACGGCCGCCGAGTGCATCGACTGGAGCGACCTGGGCCAGTCCATCCGCAACCGGAAGCGCCCGCTGGCCGAGGCGACGATGCGTCGGATCGCAAAGGGCATCGAGAAAGAGGTGCTTCAGCGCGCCCAACCTTTCATCGTTCCCATTGCGAACTGGTCGCGCGAAGCGGTCCACCCCGTTGACCAGCCGCTGAACACCGTCACGGCCTGGCCGAAGGGCGGCGCGTTCTCCGTTGCCACCCCGACGCTGATCCAAGTCGGCTACGGCGAGCGCGACGGACAGGCTCCGCGCGTCCTTGAACTGGATGAACCGCTCGGCACCGTGGTCGCCGGCGGCGTGAAGCATGCGCTTGCCGCCGCCCACCTGGTGAAATTCCGGTTCGACGCCACCGGTGCTCCGGTCGACGAGCCGATGCCGACGATCACCAGCGGCGGCGAGTGCAAGCGCCCGGCCGGCGCGGCGCACGCCCTGGGCTTGGCCAGCGCGGTCTTGGTCGGTGTCGGCGGCCGCGCCGGCCAAACCGAGCCGCGCTCGGTCGCCGAGCCGATGTACACCATCACAGCGAAAGCTGACTGCGGAGTGGCCACCGCGTTCATGGTCCAGGCCAACGGGGGCTACAACACCACCCACAGCCGCCCGGCCGACACCCCGATCAGCACTATCACGAACAAGGGCAGTCAGCAGCAGCTTGCCACGGCACACCTGGTAACGCTGCGGAAAGGATCGCATGGCGCCCCGGTGGACGGACCGCTGGGCACGCAAACCGGCACGGACCACCACGGCCTGGTCAGCGCCCTGCTGGTGACGAATACCACCGGCCACAGCAGCACGCCGGCGGACCAGCCGACGCCTACCGTGGCAACCGGCGGTCACCACATGCTGGTCACGCCGGAAATGATCGCCGGCAGCCTCACCCCCGAGCAATTGGACGGCGCGCTGTGGGTGTCGGCGTTCCTTATGCGCTACCACTCGACCGGCGGGCAGTGGGCGAAGCTGGACGATCCGCTGACCACGATCACCACCAAGGACCGCTTGGCGCTGGTCACGGTCTGGATCAGCGGTAGCCCCTACGTGATCGTCGACATCCGCCTGCGAATGCTGAAACCGCGTGAGTTGTATCGCGCCCAGGGCTTCCCCGACAGCTACATCATCGAGCGGGGCCACAACGGGCAGCGGTTCACTCTATCCCAGCAGGTCCACATGTGCGGCAACAGCGTGAGCCCGAACACGATGGCCGCATACGCCCGGGCAAACGACCCATGGAAGCGGCGGCTACGGCCGACGCCGCAACAGGCGGTGGCAGCATGAACACTGAGCAGTTCATCCGGGAGTCCGCCGCGCGCGGGTTTTCCCGCCGCGCCACCCGGCTAGCCCTGGGCATTGGCCCCTGGGTCTTCCGCGAAATGCTGACGCTGATGCCGGACATTGAGTGGCCGGCGAAGGGCCAGTCGCTGGACCACAAGCGGGCCAACTCGCAGAAACGAGGTTACTGCACGCCGGCACTCGCCCGCGCACTGGACCAGGCCCGCCAGGCCCGAAAGGACAAGCACACCCACACCGTGCGCGGCCGGACCGGAACCATAGAGGAACTGGTGGGGACGCTGCCGAGCCCTGTCTCGGCCAGCACCGTACGCAGGCGGCTCGCCGGAGGCATGCCGCTCGAGGAAGCCCTCCTCACCCCAGCAACTCCGCCTTTCAGCTACTACAAACGGGAGAATCCCGATGATCAAGAATGATTCACAGGGTCCTTCATGCACTTGCCCGAGTGGCGACGGATCCCTCGTCCATCCGTGCCCGGCACATCCAGCGCAGACGCAACCCTCTCCGGCCCCAACCCTGCGTGCCGCCATTGATGTAGCCAACGACCGGTTCGAAGTGCCTGTAGCGAAGTGGGGGACCGACCTGGTAGGGAAAGAGGAGCGGCCGGAGGTTGTGGCGTACTTCGACCGAAATTATCCAAGCACCGGCGATGCCTTCATCTGGTCGAACTATGAGGGAAGCCCATACGAGCCAGTGATGACCGTCGCCCAGCACGACCGCATCGTCGGGGCGCTGCGGGCTAAGGCTGATCAACTTCGCGAAGCACTCGAATGGCGTAAGGAGAATCAGGCAGGTCAGCGCGAACTACTGCGTTCAGTGACAGCAGAGCGCGACGCCGCCCTGGCCAGGGTTGCGGAACTGGAAACAGCTCTGGAACCGTTCGCAGCGGTTGCCGACGCCTACGACGATTCCGAGGATGACGATCACGAGCCGTACACCGACATGGGGTGCGACGACAGCTTGCGCTTGACGCTTGGCCAGCATCGGGCTGGTCGAATCGCGCTGGAGGGGCGCACGCCGCAAGCCCAGGCTCAGCACAGCGTGCCGGATGGCTACCGCCTGATCCGCCTCGAACACTTCGCCGCTATCAAGGCGCAGCTCAATCCTGAGCAGGTCGATGCGTACCGGGGACGGAACATCTACGACGAAGACAAGGTGTACGCGAACTGGAACGCGTGCCGCTCGGCACTCGACGAGATAAAGGATGTGTTTCAGCAGATCGATTGGGACGCCGAAAACGAGCTGGCTGAGCTACTCGCCGCCGCGCCCGGCAACTCGGTGCCGCAGGCCTGGCTCGACGTGCAGGCAGAGCGCCGCCGGCAGGTCGAGGCCGAGGGCTGGACGCCGGAGCACGACGACGGGCACAGTCACGGCCAGATGGCCCGCGCCGCCGCCTGCTACGCCCTGGCCGGCTCCAGCGCTCCGAATGATGGAACCGCAGCCCTGTTGGTGTCGCTGGCATGGCCCTGGGATGAACAGTGGTGGAAGCCGAGCACCGCACGACGCGACCTGGTAAAGGCCTGCGCCCTGGCGCTGGCCGAAATCGAACGTCTCGACCGGGCAGCGGCGACTCAGGGAGGGCCGCGCGATGCGTAGAGCACTGACTGCCCTCGGTATCATCGCCGCCATCGCCTTATTGGTCGTGGTCGCAGGGAAGGCACTCCCTCTGGCAGCCGTTTTACTCTCCTGGGAAGCGGGGTGCATGTGATGGCTGTCGAGATCGAGCGGTACCTTCGCGAAGCCCAGGTACTGGAGTTCACCACACTTTCGCATGCCACGCTGTGGAGAGAAGTTAAAGCAGGTCGCTTCCCGAAGCCGGTTCGACTCTCTCCCGGCCGCGTGGGATGGAAGGCATCTGAAATTGCACGCTGGATGAGCGACCCGGAAGGGTACAAGCAACTTGAGGCGGCTTAGCCGCCTCAAGGCTTTACCTTGGCGACCTTCATCAGCCAGGTCGCCCACACTCTTAACCCCTCACGCTTTTCCTTGAAGTAGTCATAACGGTCATAGTGCTTAGACGACACATCGTTGAAGGCATGCCCCTGTATACGATCGCGCGTTTCCTTACTGATCCCAGCGACCCCCATTAAAGTCTTGCACGTCCTGCGTATATCTCTCAGCGTAAACGGCTCGTCGAACTTATCAGGATGGCGTCGGTAGAGCTTTGTGACTGCCCGAGAGAGTGATTGCACGTTGATCGACTCGTTTTCATAACGCCCCATGAACGGATATGCCGCCTCACCACTGATCGGCTCCAGCCGAGCGAGACAGGCTTTGCTCAGTACATTGAAAGGCACCAGGTGAATCTGCCGCTCCCCTTCGACTCCTTTCAAGCTCCGGATGGCAAAGTGATCCTTCTGAAACATTCGACGATCCGACCCCAGCAACTGCTCAGGTCGCTGCCCTCCGGACGCAATCAGGAACTTGATCAACTCAGCCGTGACTAGGCTGAGCTGCTCCGGAAGCAGGTTCCAGAGTGTCGCAAGTTCCTTGGCGGAGAGGGCACGCTGCCCTGCGCGCTCCCAGTCCTCCTGCACAGGAATGCTTGCTACAGGGTTGTATTTGAGTCCGAACTTAACCGAGGTGCTACCGTAGCTGCGCGGATTGAATTCCTGGCCCAGCCCATGCTGATAGGCCGCGTGCAGACTGGAGCGGACCCGGTTGCAGTAGGTCGTCACTCCATCGCCGATCATCTTGGCCAGGATATCGCGTATGTCCCCTGGCTCTATCTCACTGGCCGCCCGCTTCGCCAGATGCGGCCATGGCCCGGTGACATACTTCTTCATCGCCCACCGAACATTGCCGGCTGACGCTGCGCCCTCGGCGTCCAGCTTACCCAAGTAGGACTCGATCAGCTCGGCCAACGATCCATCACCCTCAGAACTCGGGGTCTGCTGCCGGACCTTCTCGCGCGCCTCAGCCAAGCTAAGTGCGGGCCAGGTCCCGAGTTTTCGCTGCCTCTTTTTCCCCTGAACGTGCCACTGGTAGTAAAACTCCTTCGTGCCGTTCTCCCGCACCTTTAGGAGCAGCACACCTTCTCCGCGAGCACCGCGGCCATCCGACTTGACGTAGTCGCGCCCTGGCTCTGGCTTGAGCGAGCGGACTTGCTTATCTGTGAGCATTGGTGACAGTATCCAGTGACAGTTAGCTCGAACTAAGGCGCCCCATATTGATATAAGGCGATACACCCGAACGAGCCAAAACCCTTGTACGGCGGGCATTGTAGCCCTATTGGATACCGCCAGGTAAATACTGATATTTCAGCCGATACAGATTCCCAAGCTCATGACGAGGGTTCGATTCCCTTCGCCCGCTCCAGAACCCCTTGCCAAGCCCCTGAAATGCCTAGCGTTTCGGGGGCTTTGCTTTTTGGGAGAAGGAAAGGTGTCGAAGAAGTGTCGAAGCGCATTCAGCGCTACATGCTCAGGAGTAGAAAGCCATCACTCGATTGGCCCCACCAAGCAGTAGCGGATCAATTGCTGCTCAACGCTCTGCTTCTGTCGCAAAACCAAGATCACTGCCACCTCGCCTTGCTCTTCGTGGAATTCGTAAAAAACACGATAGGGGCCGGTATTAAGCTCGCGATAGCTCAGCACCCCCAGAAGACTCGCCTGCTGGCTGACTGGGTAACCTTTAGGTGCAAGTGAAATCTTCTCTTCAATCTCATCCAAAAGGCTCAGTACTGACTGGAGTGCAGCCTGTTCACCTTGGAATGGAGCCAAGTGGTGGACTTGGTCTTCGATGCTTTGCTCTGCGGTATCAGTAAAACGAATGACGACCGGGGACATTAAACCTCCTTATTCTGGCTGAGCGAACCTCCTGGAAAGGCGAGCTTTCAAATCATCAACAGAGCGATGCTTGCCTTCTGCGTACTGACGGGAGCCAATCGCAAGCAACTTCACCAGCGCAATTGCTTCATCGCGCTGCTTCCGCTCAGCATATGACTCAACCACATAGGCAGGAACACCGTTCTGCGTGACGACCATTGGCTCGGATAAATCCAGGTCAGCCGCATGACGTTTCAAATAACTAATTGTCTCGACTCGCATGAGCCGGTACCTCCATTGCTGTGGGAACACTTAAGGCCTGGAACTCAGGTTCTACGGTGTTCGAACTCCACCACGCTCCATATCCAGGCGACGAGTGGGATTCGCGCGTCGGCAGTCTGTCTACCGTCGGCTCCAACATCATAATCCGAATTCAGACCGAATTTGAACCACCTCAAGTCTATTTTTCTTTCCCTCTGTCGACCCCCGCAGCCTTCAACCTATGAGCGGGTTGAGTCGAACAGCCTCAGATAGGTGGTCTTGGGAGAGGTGCGCATATCGCATCGTCATCGACAACGAGGCGTGCCCCAGGATGTGCTGCAACGTCACGATGTGCCCACCGTTCATGATGAAGTGACTGGCGAACGTGTGGCGCAGTACGTGGCTGGCCTGCCCCTTCGGCAGCTTGATCGAGGTCGACAGCAGCACCAGGCGGAACACGCCAAGGCAGTTCGTGAACGGCCCGTGGGTCTGCCAATGCCGGCGAAGGTCGGCGCCCAATTCTTCCGAGATCGGCACCGAGCGCACACGCTTGGACTTGGTGTTGGCGAAGATCACCGCATTACCTTTCAGACGTTCCGGCGTCAGCGCCTGAGCCTCACCCCATCGAGCCCCTGTCGCGAGGCAGATACGAGCGACCATCTTCGGTTGTGGCGACGTGGTGCGCGCATCCAGGGCCGTAAGCAGTTCGGACACCTGATGCTTGGTCAGGTACGACAGCGGTCTTTCCTGAAGCTTGAGCGGCCGCATGCGCCCTACCGGATTCTCATAGTCAATGACGCCGAGTTGGCGCAATTCGTTGTACATGGACTTGAGGTAGCCAAGACGGTTGTTCGCGGTCTTGCCCGACATGCCATTGGCTATCTGTCGGCTACGCAACCGAGCCACTTTCGCAGGCTCCAGGGAGACAGCGACCGGGTCGCCCAGGTCCTTTGCCACCAACCGCAGAATCGCCACGCAACGATGCCCGTTGCTCAGGGTCTGGCCGTGCAGTTCATACCAGAGTTCGACCAACTCCGAGAGACGCCGACGGTCCTTCGGCCTGAGCGTCCAGCAGGGGTTTTCCGCACACTTCTGACGCGCGGTGGCCTCGAATTGCTGCGCCTCCATCTTGGTCTTGAACCGCTTGCGAAAGCGCTTGCCCTTGATCGGTTCTACATCGACGAACCAACGGCCATCGGGGAGCTTGGTAATCGACATTAGACGGCATACCCCCGCCGCAGATACCGATCACACATCAGCTTGTGTATGTGCCTTTCCAGATCGCGACGAGTCCAACCCTTGGCCAGGTAGTGGTCTTCGATAACGTGCCAGAACTCCAGTTTACGGGCGGACTCAATAGCCTTTTTTGCCGGGACACGCTCCCGCGCGATCAGGCTCACGAACTGGCCGAGAAACATCTCGCAGTTACGCCCGCTAAAGCCCTTGGCGGTCTTGTAATAGCGCCGGTACTCGGTGCGCTCGATCAGCGGATCGCACTCGACCTGGACGCGGGCGTCTTGGCTGATCAGGCTCCAGAAGGGATCGTAGACCGCCGTCCGGCTCAGCAGCTTGAAGCTTTCGCAGGCGTAGTTCCACAGTCCTTGCAGATGCGGGCAGAGGCCCTCATAGGTGCGGCAGCCAATGACCTCCCCCGAGGCCATACGCGAGCCTTCGGAGAATTGCTGGACGATGGAGTGATGGAAACGGAATTCGAGCCGCCACACCGTTTCCAGGGGGTTATAGGCCGGGTCGCCATCGCCGAACGGATCCCCGTTCAGGGTGGCCCACACGCTTTCCCAATAGTCGAGCTTGTCGGTGGCCCGAGCCTGGAGGGTCTTGTTATAGATCGACAGTTGCAGGCCGTTGGCCGAGCCGAACATGTACGTCTCGCCACGCCCGTAGACCGAGGCGTTGCCGTCGAATTCGATCCGCTCGATCCCGCTGATCTGGCGTACCCGACGCGAGCGGCAATGCATGCGGTCCACCAGATCACGAGGCGGTTTCCAGCCCTGTACGTCCAGGGCGATGTGCACAGCGGCTTGGTTGGTTTCGCAGTGACTCAGCACGGCAGCGGCCAAATCATCCAGCACGCCCTGGAGGATGCGCGGATCGGCGCCATCGAGGGCGTGAGGCGATACCTCGATCTTGAGGTGCGAGCCAATGGTGTCGACCTTGATGTTGTGGTTCTTGATTAGCAGGATCAGACCCATTTCAGCGTTCTGCAGGCGGTACTGATAGCCGGAGTCGCGACCGATGCGGCCCTTGGACCACTCGTAGCCGGCGAACTCGACCACATCCACCGAGAGGTCAAACAGCGCCATGACTTCCGGGCGCAACTTGCCGTTGTACAGCTGCCGCACCGTATCCACGCCGCACCGCAGAATGCGCACGCCTGACAGGTCGGTAAATTGAGCCGTGGTATCGTCGAAGAACAACCGCCCTTTCGGGCTTTCCAAGACCTGACCGTCCGACTCGATACTGACGCGAATTTGATGGCTGATTTTCTTCATCTTTAACGATCCAAATTGGTACGAATTGAAACCGCAATAGGTGGCTTATCTGACGTGTTACAGGGGCGTAGGCCGGCCCCGCCGTGGCGCTTGCTCACTCCGAGACGAGCCGTTCGCGCGCGCCCCGGCCAGGCCGGCTACAGCGGCCATACCGGCCCCGTCGGCGTCACCGCCACCGCGAAGAAAAAGCCCGCCAGATAGGCCAGGAACGCCAGCCCCAGGGCGGCGAAATAGCTTGTCCAGTTCATCGGCTCCCCTCAGTTGATCGAGCGCGGCAAGCGGCTGGTGTCAGGAACCACCGTCACCCGCACGGCGGCGCTGTTCGCGGCGGCGGGCGGCACGCTCGGCGCGGCGGCCTGAGCCGGCGGCGCATTGCCCAAGGCACTACGCCCGGCGCAGGCGGCATAGCCGGACCAACCGCCCTTGAAGCTCAGTTCCGCAGCGCAGTTGCCCCGCGGCACCACGGCATAGCCGGTGTCGGTCAGGTCGCGATCGGTGAGAGTGAATTCGCTGCCGTCCTGGCCCCGGACGGCGAACAAATAGGTGCGGCGCCCGGAGGCGGACAGCAGGGTCGCCTTGACGATGAAGTCGCGGCCGGCGAAGGGATGCCCTACAGGAGCAGCGCCCGGAACGCCTGGGTGCCCAGGTACATCATCAGCAGCATCAGGATCAGCCGCACCAGTAACACGCGCAGCACCCACAGCAGGACCGGCTTGAGCAGGCGCAGCAGTTCCAGCAGCAGACGGCGATACAGGGTCGCCCATGAGCAGACGAGGTCCACCGTCATAAACCACAGACCCAATAGCAAGGGCCGGAATTGCCATGAATAGAAGAATCTTAGGTTGTCTAAAAAGGCTCTTGCCGGCGATGGTGTCGGTGACGGAGCCGGTGGCTGTCGATTCATAGAGGGCGAAGGTCTCCTGGCGGATTTTCTTGATCTCGACGATCACGTCGCGGGCCGGCGGTTTGTTGTCCTGCGCCGAGTGCTGGCTTTCCTTGTAGCGGCCCCGAATGCCGATGACGGCGAGGTTGGAGTGCAGATAGGCCTTTTCCGCCGTCATGCGGATGTCGTCGCGGATATAGGCGATGTTCGGCGTGGTGAGGATGATGTCCCAGTTGAAATGCCGGTGCCGGGTCCAGGCATCCAGCCAGCCCATGGGCCGCCCGGCTGCCTTGGCCGCTTCCGGGCCGTCCGGGAAGTCGAAGCGCTTGAGGTCGGCTTCGCGCCAGGACTTCAGAAAGATCAGTTGGGTTTCGTCGAAGATGATGAACGCGCCACGCGGCGCCCACATGAACCAGGTGCGCATCTTTTCCATGTCATCCAAGTCCTCGAGGTCGAGGTTGATGACGTCGCAGCTGGAGGGCGTCTCCGGCATCACCTGGAAGATCCGTTCGCGGGTCAGGCCGCGCACGTTGGTGATGATGACGCGGCCTTTCTTGATCGCGGGGATCAGGTCATCTTGGATCGCGCCGGAGGTCTTGTAGGAGCCGTTCGGGCCGTGATGAATCTTGATCGCCATGTCACTTACCTATGAAGGGGATGAAGGACATGGAGAAGCGCGTACCGATGGCGGCGAAGATCATGTTCACCGCGTCCGGCAGGCCGAAGAACGCCAGCAGCGAGCGCAGGTCGCCGTCCAGGGACGAGTAATAGGACGTGATGGTCGAGCCGATACCGATGCCGCCGACGACTTCGCGGAACGCCTTGTAGCCGATTTCCGCGACGAACAATTGCATCTCGAACCAGCCCTTTATTGCCATCTTGGTCAGCAAGACAAAGGCGTCGGTGACGAAGTCATAGACGCCGCTATAGAGGAAGTCCCAGAGGGATTGCATCCACGCGAGAATGTCGGAGAGAAAGGGAATGTCCATGGCGTTTCCTCAGGAGCGATAGAAAACGATCCATCCGGCCAGGATCGCGGCGATGAACAGCACCACGTAGCGGATGACGGAGAGTTCTTGGGCGTACTGGGTGAGGCAGACGTCGTAGCGCTGGCCGAGGGCGGTAAAGTCCCAACACGGCAGGGAGCCACCGCCGGTGCCTAGGTGAATATCGAACTTGGAAGCTAGGACGCTTTCGAACTTGCCTTGCAGTTCCTGGAAGTCCTTTTGCGCCTTGGCGATGGCGTCGTCGTATTCCTTGATGGTCTTGTCGAAGGAGCCTTGCTTCGGCTCTTTCAGGCCACCCCCGCCGGAGCCGTCGCCGCCATCGCTACCAGCGCCGCTGTCGGAACCAGAACCGTCACCATCGCCGCCGCTATTGCCATCGCCATCGCCATCGCCATTGCCGTCGGGAGGGTTGCCGCCACCGCCGCCGCCACCTCCTCCACCGCCGCCACTGGAGCCGTTGTCGCCGCCACCGGGCTTGGTGCCGCCGTCGCTTCCACCGTCGCCGCCGGGCGGGTTGCTGCCACCATCGCCCCCGGTACCGCCGTCACCACCCGGAGGCGGACCGTCGCCCGGACCCACGTCGCAGCCGAAGGCACAGGAGCCATTGGAGGTGAACCAGTTGCCGGTGAACGAACCGATGACCTTGCAGTAGGTCGCGCCGGCCTGACCTTCAGCGGGACCGATACAACCGTCAATCGCACTGACGGCAATCTCACAGCCGAGGTAGTTGATGAAGCGAGAAATCGGCGCTTGATGGGATTTTTCGTAGAGCGAGCCGGCCAGAATCTTGCACTTGTTTTCCTTACACTCGCCGGTCTCTTTGTTGTATTCGGTGTCAGCTGGGCAGGAGTCACCATACCGGCCTATAGAAGCGCCGACCTCACCAACAAACTCGCCTTTGTCAAAACGTTTCAACGAACAGCTAAATTCCTCATCAGAAATACGCCTCAAAAAATTAAGCGAAAAGCTGTACTCGCCGCCCTGAGACTGAAAATAGGCCAGCACCGCTGAACACCCCTCACCAGGCGAGCCAAACGGCTTGTCGCGCAAACGGTCGATGCCATTAACCTGCCACCAAAAGAATTCAGCACTGGCCACGGGATGCCACAACAGCAAGAACAGCAGACCCAGCACTGAGAGAAACCGGCCACAGCCGGAGCGCATGTTGTTATTCATACAGTCACCCATGAAAAAGCCCCCTGCCGGAAACTCCGGAGGGGGCTTCCGTTTCGGTCGCCACTACTGGTATTGCCCGACCTTGAGCCCTGAAATCAGGGAATAGGCCATGAACGCACCCAGCATCAGGGACCAGATCACGTCAGGCCTTGCGCATCGCGCCGATGACCAGGGCGAGGCCAACCAGCACCGCCACGGCGGCGATCACCAGCTTGGCCACGGACGAGCCGTCGGTGCCGGCTTGGGTCAGCACTTCCTTGGTGGTTTCGTCGATCAGCGAGTCGGCGAAGGAGACGTTGGCCACGGCCAGGCCGACGGTGGCGATGGAAGCGTTGCGGAACAGGGTTTTCATTTTTTCCATGATTGGAACCTCATTAATTGCGCGCTTTGCGCATGGCAGAAATGATCAAGCCAGCCCCCAAACCAACGGCGAACAGCCCGATGGTCCCGGCGAAGCCGAGGCGGAAGGCTGACGGGTCGAAACCACCCATCAGCAGAGTCAAATAGCCCTCTGCCTCAGGCGGCAGCAGGTAGGTCTGTATCCACTCAAGGTGCGCACAGCCAACCGTGCCGTCCGCGTTCTGGACCCAGGTCTTGCACACTTGAACCGATACAGAGCCTTCCATTCGTACAGTCCTCAAACAGCCAGGGAGGCCGCTAGGCCGTCGATCCAGCCCCAGGCGTAGCCGGTGGCCAGACCTACCGCGAACAGCGAGAGATAGCGGAGCATCGCGGCCTCCTACGGCTTACGCCTTGGCGTCCGGGGACTTGTCTTGTTTGTCCTGGCCCTGCGGCTGCTGGGCCGGGCGCGGGGCTTGGGCCTGCGCTTGCGGGCGGGCCGGGCCTTGGGCGGTCGGCGCCATCGGCTTGCCGCCCACGGCCAGCAGATCCACGAGGACCTGGGTATTGGTGATCCGGCCGAAACGGTCTTGGGTCGGGCGGACCACGCTGGCAAACTTGCAGAGCACCGGCTGGCCTTCGAAGACGATGGCGTCCAGCAGGGTCGGCTCGATGTTGTATTCGCTGATCTCGAAGCCCTTGGCGTTGCCACGGGCACCTTCCGGGATCGGGGCGATGGATTGGACCGAGGCGTAGATTTCCCCGGTCTTGGTCGAGGTATAGGTGTCGGTCTTGGTGACCCACAGTTCGACGACGCCGCCTTGGGTTGCAAACATGTTCATCGGTGTTTCTCCTTCAATTCGCCTTTTTCGGCGTGAGTTGTCCCGCTGCTGCAAATTCGGCTGTTTCGCCTTCATTCAGCGGTGTTGGGTGAAAGTGATGTGTGGGGCGATCCCTTCGGGCCGGGCTCTATTCGCTAGCGAACCAAGCCAACCACGGGTGTTCGTCTCGGCCCATTCGGGTAACGATCCCTATCGCAACGTCGTCGCCGACGGCCAAGGGGAACCCTTCCCCTTGGAACCCGCAGAGCAACACCAAGGGCTCTGCCCTTGTCATCCCGCTCTTGCCGCCGAGGGCTCGGGAGCGCGGGGCGGAGAAGCTGCCCCACACTCCCCAGCGGAGGCTGTTTCAGGGGAGAGGCGTTCAAGGGTGCGCTCCGCCCGTGCTTCCGTTCGCCGGAACGGTGAAGCTGTTCCGACGAGCCGGGAGCGCGGCCCTTGACCGGATCGGCCACGGTGCGGGCGGCCTGGATCAGGCAGAGCAGGAGCAGCGCTTTCAGGGTCTTAGCAAGCATGGGTCAGCCCTCCAATTGGAATGCTTCGCGCACGGGCACAAAGGGCGTGGGTTTCCCGCTGTCGTACACAACGTGCCAGTACTTCGGCGGACGCCGGGACGGGTCGTGTTTCGCGCAGAAGGAACGGGGACGGCAGAGCCAACGGCCATCTTCCAGATAGGGCAGCCCAGGGGGCCGGCAGTCCGGACACGGCGACGGGCTGTGCAATGGGATGGCCTGCCTTGCGGACCAGCACACAGAGCAGGCGCAGTCCGGGGCGTGGGTTTGGCGTAGGTAATAGGGACTGGCGGCCATGGTTCATGCCCTCACCCCACGGATGCGGTACACCTGCCGAGCGCGTTCGCGGGTCAGGCCGAAGGAGCGGCGGGCTTCCTCTTCGGTCGGGAAGACAGCCACCGACTCTTCGACCCAGCGCTGGCATTCCACGCGGGAAATGCCCTGATGGACACGATGCCAGCGACGTTGCCGGGTCGGGCCGTGGAAGGTGCAAATCTCTACGAGGTAACGCATATCAGGCACTCCATTCCTGTTCCAGCAGCCAGGTACGCAACAACGCGCTATTCACCATGCGCAGCTTCCCCAGCTTCACGGACGGCAGCACACCCCGGTAAACCCAGGCGCGAGCGGTGCCGTAGCTAATGCCGTTGCGCTCCGCCCACCGTTCGATGGACTCCACATCCTGTTGCGGCCCTATCAGGGCGCCGGGGTTCAGCTCTTCCAAATCCATGTCGTACTCCAAGCTCAAAAGGGATCACGGTGGTCCCTTTGAGCAATGGGACCACGGTGGCCCCATTGCTGTCAAGACCACCGTGGTCCATGATCACGACATGAGCAGAGAAGACCCACAATTCAAATTACGTATGCCGCAAGAGCTACGCCTCCAGGCAGAGCAAGCAGCAAAAGCGGCTGGCCGTTCACTCAACGCAGAATTAGTTACCCGACTTGAGTCGAGCTTTCTCAATTCAACAACCCAAGAAACTCTAATTTCTGCAAAGCGAGCAAAAGAACTTGCTCTTATGGCAAGAGAGGCAATACCAAGCGAAATTCGAAAGCGAGCTATTAGAGCAATACAACGAGCAGTAAGCCTCGGACATACTGAAGCCTATGCAAACTTGACTGACTTATCCCTTGAAGTTGGCATTTCTGACGAAGAACTTGACAATCTAATAAACCCTGTCATCGAAGAGTTAAAGAAGGCCGGCTACAGTGCCAAGCTTGATGATATTACAACGCTTGCAATTGAGTTCTAATTAAAAGTTCAGAGCCTGAGGAAAACTCAATCCATTAAGACGAAAGTTAATTTAACAGTAGAAAAGAGTTCCACAATGGACGATGGAGTTTTCAAAAGAACACAATAAGTATGTGGATATTTATGATAAGCTCAAAGTAGATCCGAAATTTGACGATTACTTTTTATGGCCTGATGATATGAAACTGTAGCGTCAACCTTTATTACATGAAGAACTAAGGCAAAGGTGCAGCTATAGGCCGCACCTTTTAAAATAGGCGTTAAGAATAGACGTCTTAGGATTTGTACTTCTCATAAGCATCTAGATATAGTCGGTCTGATTCGTCGCGAAACTGTCTACGTTTTTGGTGGAGATCCAAGAGTTTTTCACTGATGCTCTTATATATTATTTGATGCGCTTGGTTTTGTAGTTCTATCTCGCTGTACTCGTCTATCTTAAATCCATCTTCCAAAGCAGAGTTAACTAACCTCGACAGGATAGCCTTGTCAATCTTGTCGATAGTTTCATACTCACCCTCGGCGGTTGCAAAGTAACCTTGGCCGTTCTCAATTTTTAATATTTTCAT